TGGACGAAAGCTATTCTTTTAAACCGTTAGACTGTCGGCTTTGTATGTCGTTTTGGTTTGGGGTTCTGATGTGCTGCTTCCATACTCCTGAGGCACTTCTTTACGTTCCTTTGCTGAGTGTATTATTTGAACGTTTGATGTGGAGGTTCGAACTATAACCGATTACTTGAAACAAGACCCGGACTGGGCTAAAATTCTAAGCATGGACAAAAACGAAGTTTTGCTATTTATAGCCGAGAGGCTCGACCAAATAACAATGATGGGACAGGGGCGTTACTCGGGACGAATAACACGAGAAGAGCAGAAGCTCTACCAAGAAGCGTGGTCATACATCGACCCGAAAGCGAAGGTCTGTTTCACTTGTGGACGAACTCCTCAGTTAATGAGTGTTGCACTATTAAACTTTTACCAATGCCAGCAAGAAAATGCCCTAACGGAAAATGGAGGTGGGGACAAGGCGACTGCATCTACCCCACAAAAAAGGAAGCGGAGAAAGCGGGGGTCGCAATCGAAATCAAAAGAAGGTTAGATGAGGCAAAACGAGAAACATGAGAACTACGGGCTTTACATAACCCAAAACACCTACCAAATGAAGTGGTATTGTTTTCATCGAGATGCCGCAGACGATTACTGGAATGGCAAACCATGCAAGAAAGCCGTAGGAGCAACACAACAAGAAGCACTTTCAAACTACAAGAATGGAAAGTTTACCGATAAGTAAAGTTAGACCCAACTCGGACAACCCGCGTTACATCAAGGACGAGAAGTTTAAGAAGTTGGTTCAGTCTATTAAGGAGTTTCCCGAAATGATGCCAGTCCGTCCGATAGTGGTCAACAAAGAGATGGTGGTCTTGGGTGGCAATATGCGGCTAAAGGCAATGCAAGAAGCTGGACTCGACAAAGTATGGGTTGAGGTAGTCGATTGGTCAGAAGAAAAACAGCGCGAGTTCATCATCAAAGATAACGTAGGCTTCGGAGAATGGGACTGGGACGAGTTGGCGAATACTTGGGATGCTGAAGAGTTGAACGAATGGGGACTTGACACTCCCGACAATTGGAAAGCAGAAGAACTTGAAGCCGAAGAGGACGATTACGAAGTCCCCGAAGAACTAAAGACAGACGTTGTGCTTGGCGACCTTATCGAGATAGGAGAGCATCGGTTGCTTTGTGGAGATAGTACGGATAGCGATGCAGTGGCAAGGTTGATGAATGGAGAGAAGGCTGAACTTCTTTTCACATCTCCTCCATACAACTTAGGGAAAAGTGTTGGTCTTAGAAATGGTGCTTTTAAAGGCAAGGATAATGCTTATGATGTATATGAAGATGACCAAACCGAAGAAGATTATTTAGGTCTATTAAAAGACTTTCATTCTACATCTATGATATATTCAGATGTTCAAGCAATCAATATACAATCGTTAGCAAACAATAAAGTTTCTATAATAGAATGGTTGAATCATTTTAAAAATAATTTTATTGATGTTCTTATTTGGAACAAAACAAATCCTGCTCCTGCGATGGCGGATAAAGTTGTAAGTAGTGCTTTTGAATTTGTTTATTTATTTGATAGCGAGTCAAACCCTAAAAGAAGTATTCGAACTGCAAACTTTGAAAGAGGCAAGATGAGTAATGTATATACCTCAGCGGTAGGAAACAACTCTCATACTGAAGGTGCTCACGGAGCAACATTTCCGATACCACTTGCGAGTCATTACTTGTCAAATCTGAGTCATCAACAATCAATTATATATGATTCTTTTTTAGGTTCTGGCACTACTATGGTAGCCGCACACCAACTAAAGCGCAAGTGCTACGGAATGGAACTCGACCCGAAATACTGCCAAGTTATAATAGACAGAATGACGAAACTCGACCCGACTTTGAGCGTTAAGATAAACGGAAAGGAGTACGTTAAAACAGCGATTGAACAATGAACGAAGGCGGAACACCTGAGAACTTGAAAAAGTGGGTCAAAGGACAGAGCGGAAACCCGAAAGGCAGACCGAAGAACGTGGAAACTCTGCTAAAGGAACACTTCCTTGATGAGCATAACGTCAAGCTATCGAAGGGTCAGGTGCAAGACATCATTAAGAACGTACTGGGCAAGTCCCGGTCAGAGTTGGTGGAATTGGCAAAGAACGACCAGTTGCCGTTTTGGATTGCTCTAATAGCGAAGAAAGCGCAGAGGGACTACGAGAAGGGAAGTATTCATATTCTCGATGTTCTCTTTGACAGGGTATACGGCAAGCCGAAAGAGGAGGTTGAGCAGACTGTCAACGGTGGAAAGCCCGACAAAGTGGAGATTATAATAAGGAGACCGAATGTATCCGATACCGATGACCGCGCATAGTGCTTACATAGCAATACAGAAGAGACGTTGCAATGCTCACGTATGGCGAAAGGACTACTTGAAAGGTGGTAAGAAATGCCAAGTGTGCGGCAAGCCACAGCAAGAATCGGCAAGGTCGAAAGATGTTGAGCCTTAGACTGACGAAACCGAGCAAAAAGTCAACCAATAAACTGACGTGAAAATTGAAGGAACTGGCGTATTTGATGACCTGTGGCAAGCCCTTAATGATAAATCCATTCGGGGAATTGTGCTTGAGGGTGGCTCACGTAGTTCCAAGACGTGGAGCATCTGCCAAGCAATCTACCTTACAGGACTACAAGAACCGAAGAGGATTGCAATTGCGAGGTTTAGGAGGACGTGGATTAAGCCGACCGTACTCGACACATTCAAGAAGGTACTCCAAAGCCTTGAGGTATGGGAAGATGAGGCGTTTAACAAGACCGATTTAATCTACTCCGCTCACGGCTCTACGTTTGAGTTCTACGGGCTTGACGACAGTCAGAAGCTGCACGGTATCGAAACCGATTACTTTTGGCTCAACGAGGCAATAGAAACCAGCAAGGACGACTTCGACCAATTAGAGCAGAGATGCAAAGGGAAGTGGATTCTTGACTACAACCCGTCAACAGATGAGCATTGGATTTACGACAATGTTCTGAAACGGGACGATGTGGTGCTGATTCACTCTACGATGCTGGACAATACATTCTTAGACCAGCACATACGCGACAAAATCAACAGCTACGAGCCTACACCTTTTAACGTATCACGAGGAACGGCTGATGAATACAAGTGGAAGGTTTACGGTTTAGGTCAGAGGTCAAGAAGAGAAGGAGCCATCTACGAGAACTGGCAAGAAACCAAAGAGTTCCCAACGGGTTACAAGTGGAAAGCATACGGTTTAGACTTCGGGTTTACCAACGACCCTACTGCACTCGTGGAGGTACTTTATCAAGAAGGCAAGCTGTGGGTTAAGGAGGTGCTTTACGAGTCCGGGTTAACGAACGCAGACATTGCGAAGAAATGCGGGCTTCAGCGAAGTGATGAAATCATAGCCGACTCCGCAGAACCAAAGAGCATCGAGGAAATCCGAAGGGCTGGTTTCAGAATCCGACCAGTTGCCAAAGGTCAGGACTCGGTGAGGTCAGGCATCGACAAGCTGAAGAGCGTTCAAATAATGGTTCATCAAGACTCGGTTAACATCATCCGAGAACTCAGGAACTACGCTTGGAAGAGAGATTACAAAACCAACCAAGTAACCAACCAACCTGAGGATGACAACAACCACGCTCTCGATGCTCTGAGGTACGTAGCAATGGAGAAGCTGAAGGCGAACGCGGGCAAGTACACTATTCGTTAATGCCACTAATGCCACTTGTGCCAAGTGCCAACTGGCTTTTTTTACTCAGACACAAAAGTGTAAATTCGCTATTTATTACTGAAATGCTTGAACGACTAAATAAGATATGGCGGATGCAAGAGTCATACACCGACTACCCGAAAGCCGCACGAGAGAACGCCAAAGCCGCACTAAGATGGGCGGAGAAGAACGGATGGGGAAGTTGTGGAACTGCCATCGGGAAGCGCAGAGCCAACGACCTCAGCAAAGGAAACCCTTTGAGTTTGGAAACGATTGAAAGGATGGCGGCATTCATTAGACACAAGCGCAACTCTAACAGAAAGCTGGGCGAAGGATGCGGTCGTTTGATGTGGTTAGCTTGGGGTGGAGACGAAGGAATCAACTGGGCAATCAAGAAAATAGAACAGATAAAGAATGAAGATTGAGTTACCAAATAGCTGGGCGGGTGTAACTGTTGAGCAGTTCCAAGCACTCCAAAGAATCCTCGCGGAGAAAGGGGAAGAGTACCCGACCAACGTGGCTATCATTTCGATAATGTCAGGCGTTCCAGTTGACGAGATTGAAACATACTCTTTAAAGACATACGCCAAGTGTATGCATACGCTTTCTTTCTTAACTGAGCAACTTGTAGGAGGGGTACAGAAGGCGGTGGAATTTGGAGGCGTTAGATACGATGTTATCACAGACGTTTACAACCTTAACGGAGGGCAGTACATTACGCTTATGCACCTGATGAAAGACCCGGACAAAGTGATAGACCAGCTCCACGAGGTTATGGCGGTGTTCCTTGTTCCGAAGAAAAAAACATGGTATGGATGGAAGAAGGGAAAGTACGACCCTGAGAAACACAAGGAAACATCGGAGGCAATGCTCCAAGCACCAATGACAATCGTCCAACCGTTGTCGGCTTTTTTTTTAAGCAGTTATCTGATGTCCGCCAAACATATACTGGAATCTTCGGTTCGGAAGGCGGAGAAGGTCAAGAAGCAAGCGGAAAGAAGGTTGAAACATTTGAATCGAAATACGGCTGGTTGAACGTGGTAAACAACCTATCAAATAACGATGCGACCAAGTGGGGTTATTTCTTTGCTCTACCTCTGCGGGAGTTCCTCAACCTTATATCCTTTCAAAAGGCTAAACAGAACCACGAGTATCACCAAATGAAACAGAATGGCGTTCGATAAACTTATAGATGCTCTGAATAATTTTCGCGGTGAGTACGTCCGCGAATTGACTAATTCGTTAACCGAGAAGAACCTAATATCTTCGGGGCAGCTTGGGGAGTCTATCAAGTTAGACGTACAGCCAAAGGTTAAGCTATTCGGGCAGATTTACCGTATGCAGATACGCATGGCGGAATATGGCGAGAATGTGGACAAAGGACGAGCACCGGGTAAAGGTCTGCCAGTTGGAGTTCTTGAAGAGTGGTTAAAATACCCTAACACACTTCAGAAGGTAACGGGTCAGGACAAACAACTATCGGACTACGAGCGCAAGTCTTTGGCGTTTGTCATCAACAGAAGCATCAAGCGCAAAGGAATCAAACCTAAGAACTGGATTCAACCAGCATTCGACAAGGGGAGCAAGAACATTGTCGGAGTAATTGAAGCCGCAATTGCTGAAGACATTGAATTGACATTTGAAGAAATCAAGAAACTAATCGAAAGCTAATGGCTATCTTCCTTACTCAGAACGGAGAACCATCCGAATACGGGCTTGCGTATAATGACAACGCCTACGTTATCAAGACAACGAACTACACGCCAACGGTTCGGTTTAGAGTTGCAATCCTTCCAATTGACTACCCGATAAGTCCAGCTATTGGTCAGGTCAGAGTCTACCCTACTCGTTCAAACGATGGGCAGTATTTGGATAGGGCGTTCTTCGACCCATCACGGTTTCTTCAGTCTTACGTCAAAGGTCAGGTAGACATAAAGGGCGCAAACCATAACGGGTTTTATGTATCTAACCAAATGCACAAGGAGTACTACTTAGCAATCCAAGAAGAAGAAAAGGATGCGAGCGGTGTATATCAGAATGGCGACCTATTCATTTCAAAGGTTAAGAGCGTATGGAACGGGGTTCGTAACGAGGTTGAATGGCTGGACTTTGACTACACCGACTACATCATCAACACCACGCCAAGCGTAACCAAGAAGTTCCTGACAGATTCACCAAGAACTATCCGAATTGACAGCGACCAAAGCTATCATTTGTACTTCATCGCTAATGAAGTCGGGAAATATCAGTACAACATAAAAGCGTACTCAGGCTATAACGCAACGGGTACACTTTTAGCAGATGGCATCGTAGACAACAATATCGCGGTTGCTGATTCTTGGGACAAGATATATTTCAGAATCCCAGTAGGAACGCACGACATCGGGAACATTGACCCATCACTTTACACGGACTCGTCATTTGGGTCTACACCTTCAACGGCACTCAACGGCGCGGCAAGCTATACCATCCACTTAGAAGATATCACCAATGTGCAGATAAGCGAGTCTTTCACTTTCAATGTCAACCAAACTTGCTCAAAGTACAACGAGGTTCGGGTGCATTGGCTTAACCGTTTGGGAGGCTACGATGCGTTCAACTTCTACATGAAGTCGATACACACGACAGATATCAAGAAGGACACATTCGACCAGCAGCACCATGATTGGACAGGCAACCGTTATACATACGATAAGCAAGCGAGAGGAACGACCGAGTATAACGTGGCACTCAACAAGAAGGTTACGGTCAACACCGACTACTTGAGCGAAGCGGAAAGCATTTGGCTGGAAGATTTGGCAACATCTCCGAGCGTATACATCGAGGAAGGTAATGAGTTGATAGCTGTCAATATCGACCCGCGAAGAATCCAACGAAAGACTTCTTTGAACGATAAGCTGATGCAGTACACTTTCGAACTGAATTACTCCATTAAAAACAGACGGCAGCGTGGTTGAGGTTAGAATAGAGGGGCGTAAATTAGACGTATTCGAGGGATTCGATTTCTCGTTCAATTACGGTATTGCTGATATCCGCAACCCTGAGAAGCGGTCAACGGAATACTCCAAGACCATCAAGTGTCCAGCAACGAAGAACAACGACGAGTTGTTTGGGCACATCTATGACGTTAACATCTCAAATAACTACGATGCTAACACTACTAACATATCTGTTAATTTTAACCCTAATAAGAAAGCGGAGGCGCGAGTAATAGCCGATGGGGTGGAAGTCATGGCTGGGGTTGTCCAGCTTCGTAAGATAGTCCAAAAGGGACACGCCTACACCTACGAGGTTGTGTTTATCGGTAAGCTGCTCAACATATTTTCGGTGTTGGGCGACAAGGAACTAAGCGGAGTTGATGAGAACGGGGCAAGGTATTTAGACCTGAGTCAATACGACCACGATTTCACATATCAAAACCAAGTTGATAGCTGGAGCGCACCAGTTGGGCAAGGTTACGTTTACCCGTTAATTGATTGGGGCTATGGAAATGTTTACGCTCCAAATGGCTCGCGCATTTATCAAGTGTCAGAACTACGTCCAGCAGTTTACGTAAAGACTTTAATCAATGCTATTTTTGATTTTGCTGGCTTCACTTATACAAGTTCATTCTTTAATTCGGTAGTCTTTAATCGGTTAATAGTTCCATTGACCAAGAAGATGAACCTGCCCGATGACCAAGTTCAGCCGAGAAAGTTCAAAGCTGTAAAGTCGTTGCCGCAGATTATGAGCCGCTTTCCATCCATCAGCCCAAACACATTCGGGAACGAGCAGATATTCAACCCAAGTACTGGTAACATGGCGAAGCTGTGTTTTGAGGATGACAATAACTTAGGCTTTGACAACAACAACCAGTATTTAATTTTAAGCCAACAAAGCCCGTTCATTCCATATAACTACAACGCTCAGAACAACTATATTTTTGCTTGCCAAGAGCCATTAAGGAGTGATACATTCAGATGCAGCATTGACCTTCAGATAACAAAGAATTTTGCCTTTGGCAGTCAAATATTCGAGGGAAATGTTCAGATAGTAAGATGGGTAGATTCCACTCAGTCTATTCAAGTTGTGGCAGAATCTCCATTTGGTTTTGATATTAGCGGGGCTGTTGGTCAGACACAAGCGCAAACAATATTCGTGGAAGGAGATGTTCTAACTCAAAACAACGACCAAGTTTACGTTAGATTAAAATCAGACCCATACGGAAACGGCTACAAGCCTGACTTTAGAAATGCAGTTGGATCAACGGTATGGCTTGACGTTAGATGCACGGGAGGTTATTTTGAAAACGAGCCGATAACCGAAGAATTGTTTGAGGGTGATGAGGTTACATTAAGCGACCATCTTCCCGATGTTGAGATGAGCGAGTTCTTAGTTTCCATTTTCAAGATGTTCAATCTATATGTGGAGGTAGACCCGAACAACGAGAAGAACCTACTCATTGAAACCCGCGACACGTTCTACTCGCAAGGAAGCACAAAGGATTGGACGTATAAGCTGGCAAGGGATAGAGACATAACACTTGAACCTTTGGGAGTTCTTACTGACCGCGAATACATCTACACCTATTCGGAGGATGGGGATTATTATAACGAACGCTATCAAGGCAATAGAGGACACGCTTATGGAAGGGCAAGAATCGAAGTAGATAACGACTTCGTACAGAGTTCAAAAGAAGTGGAGGTTGTTTTTTCGCCTTCGCCATTAGTCAATGACAGCCCATCCAATCGAATCATTCCAGCAGTATGGGATGCTGATATAGAGGAAGGAGCAAAGCCTACGGATGCCAACATAAGGATTATGTACTACGGGGGGCTTCTGCCGAGTAACCCTGTATGGAAGCACAGAAGGCTCTTCCCATTTCAAGACTTCGATACAAATGTTTATCCGTACGCTGGACATTGGGACAACCCGATAACGCCAACGATAGACATCAATTTCGGTCTACCTTTAGAGTTGTACTATCAAGCCAATAATTACATAAGCCAAATTCAAGTAACGAACGCGAACCTTTACAACATCTACCACCGTAACTATATCAACGAGGTAACGGATAAGGATTCGAAGGTAATGAATGCAATGTTCTACTTAGAGCCGACCGACATCAACACCTTAGACTTCCGCGACCAAATCGTAATAGATAACAGTTACTGGCGTTTGAACAAGGTAATGAACTACAACCCTTTCAAGGAGGGGTTAACGAAGGTTGAGTTAATCAAAATAAAGGAGGCGGTTACCTTCAAAAAGTCGGACAGAAGCCTTAACGCTGGGGGCTATTTGGGAAAGGAAAAGATGCCATCTCCTTCTACCGAAATCAAGACCAACGGAAACAAATACCCGCCATTTCAAGGGAAGGTGAGCGGAGCGGAGAATAACGTAGGGCAGAGCGTTACAGCATTCAAAGTGGTCGGAAGTCGCAACACTATCGGGGAAGGCTCGAAGAACATTACCATATTCGGCAACGATAACGAGGTAATTGGAGGGCTTCACAACGTCCAACTCATCAATACGAATGGCGTAATTGTTACGCAGTCAAACACTACATACATCAACGGCAAGGAACAGGACAACGTGGAGGTATTGGATGGCGGAGAGAATGAGGTCCGAGCATTGAATGGAGGTACCAACATCTTCACGGTTGACGGTGGCGAGGACATCGTACAGACACAATTTAGCGAAATAGCTATTTATACAATAGAAGGAGGCATCGACTAATGGCAACACAAGATTCACGGATTAAAATTAAACGGTCAACAATAACGGCAACCGTTCCAACCGTTCCAAGTAGCAACGACCACACAGACGGCACTTGGATAGCTACGGACATCTACAAAGGAGAGTTATTCTTCAATCAAGCCGATGGGGTTCTTTGGTCGCGGGACGACAACGGGGTTACTTGTTTGGGTGGTTCGGCTTCTTTGACCATTGCAAGCGCGGACGTTCTAACGCTGAACTCCACACCTATTACTATTGTCGGTGCGGTTGCTGGGTATGCTATTGAAGTCGTTTCTGCAAGTGTTAAAATTGACTTCAACAGCGCGGCATACGCAACCAATACATTCATTCAACTGATAGTTAACGGTGCTACGACCGCCCAATATGGTGGAGGTATTCTTAACGCAACAGTTGCAACGACCAAAAAACTGCCCGAAATATCAACGACATCGGCAACCACTACGCAACTCATAACCAACGCGGCTCTTCAAGTTTCAACATTAACGGGAAACCCAACTGCTGGAGATTCCGACATTACCGTTTTCGTTAACTATAGATTGATTCCAGCTTAATGGCGACCAAAGTAGCAATAGAGGTAGACGTTAAAACTGGTGATGCGGATAAGAATCTCGGCAAGGTTAAGAATGAACTTAAAGGAGTTGAGCAACAAGCAAAGAAGTCAACCGACCAAATTAAAGGGGGGTTTGATGCGGCTGGAAAACAAGCATCTGCCTTACCCGGACCAGTAGGTAGAGCAGCTCAAGCCTTCCAGTCTATGGTCGGAGGTATCAAGTCTGGAATTGCGGTACTAAAAACCTTGAGAGGTGCGTTAATAGCTACTGGCATTGGTGCTTTGGTTGTGGTTATAGGTTCTTTAGTTGCTTACTTTACGGAAACAGAACGAGGAGCGCAAAAGTTACGGGTCGCAATGGCTGCGGTCGGTGCTGTTGTTGGAGTTGTAAAGGACGCAATGGTAGGGCTTGGTGAGTCCTTTGTTCAGTTCTTCAAAGGTGATTTTAAAGGTGCTGTCAATACGTTAAAGAACAGCTTTACTGGTCTTGGAGATGAAATAATAAAAGACACAAAAGCGGCTATTGAACTCGAAAGAGCAATGAATCAAGTTAAACTCCAAGAAAGGGAACTCGGAGTTGAAAGAGCCAAGACGTTAAAGACAATTGCGGAGGCAAGACTTGCGGCTGAAGATGAAACAAAATCGGCAGAAGAACGAATTGCAAAAATTAAAGAGGCGGCGGCTTTAGAGGCAGATTTGACAGCAAGAGAACTTGCCAACGAGGAGGAGAGGCTGCGCATAATGAAAGAACAAGCTTCGCTTAATGAGTCCGATGAGGAAACACTTCAAAAAATAGCTGACCAAGAGGCAAAGGTAGCACAGGTTCAGCTTGCATCTTTGAACCTTAACAGAAGACTAAAGACTGAACTAAATAGCCTTGAAAAAGAGATTGAAACAGAACGAAAGCAACGTTCGGACGAGGAACAGAAGCGACTTGATGAAGCTAACAAAAAAGAACTTCAACTTCTTGAACAGCTAAAGGAATCACGAATTGCACTTATAAAAGACGAGGAAGAGAGGAAAGTTGCAGAGGCTCAACTTGCTCTTGAAAACAAATTAGCAAAAATTGAAGGAGATTCAGTCGCAGAAATTGAATTACGAAAGAACCTTGAAGCAATAGCAGACCAAGAGATACAAGAAATACGGCAAGAGTTCAGAGATAAGGAACTTGCGGAACTTGAGGCACAAGCCAAGAAGAAAAAGGAACTTGAAGCTAAGGCTGTTGCGGATGTAAAGAAGGCTGAAGCTGATAAAAGAAAACTAAGAGAAGATGGTCTAACTGCGGCTGGGGCGGTTCTCGGCTCTTTAGGTCAGTTAATAGCAGCAAGTGGTAATCAATCCAAAGAAGCCGTTGCACTTCAGAAAACGTTAGCAGTTGCGCAGATTGCTATCGACACAGCTAAGGCGATAACAGGCGCAATCGCTCAAGCGCAAAGCGTACCTTACCCAGCTAACCTTGTGGCTATTGCTACTGGGGTCGCTGCGGTTGTTGCTGGTATTGCTTCAGCAGTTTCAACATTAAACTCTGCTAATGTTCCGGGCGGAAGTGCCGCAACGCCAACCGCTCCACAAGTGGCAACTGCTCCAGCTATTCAACAAGCGACTGCGGGAACTACCGAACTCGGAGG